CAACAAAAAGTATCAACGAGTTGATGCTAGCACTTGATCAAGGATATAGGCCTTCAGTTTCTATGCCTTTTTATGAAGGTAAGCAATTCTTACGCAGAGGGAATATTGTATTTGATTATACGGATGCTGAAATAACAGATTTAGCCAAGTGTGCAAATGATATCGTATATTTTGCTGAAAAGTATGCTGTTGTAATGACAGATAACGGAGTTCAGCAGGTTAAGTTGAGAGATTATCAAAAGCAAATGCTTAGAGACTTTCAACATAATAGATTTAATATAGTATTGGCTTCTCGTCAAATGGGTAAAACCGTAACTGCCAGTATTTTTAATGCATGGTACCTTACATTTAATTATGATAAGACTACATTATTACTAGCTAACAAATCAGAATCAACAAAAGAAATTATAGATAAAGCAAAGGTTGTATTAGAGAACTTACCGTTCTTTATGAAACCAGGGATTATTAAATACGATGTTATGAATGTTCGTGCTGATAACGGATGTCGTTTGGTTGGACAATCAACTACGGCAAAATCCGGTATTGGTTTTACTATTCATAATTTATATTTGGATGAGTTTGCACACATCCATCCTACGATTGTGGATTCATTTTATGAAAACGTATATCCAACATTATCAGCTTCAAAAATCTCAAGAATTAACATCACGTCAACTCCAAATGGTTTTAACAAGTTCTATGAAATTTACGCTGATGCAGAGAAGCAAAATAATGAATATAAAGCAACAAGAATAGATTGGTGGCAACATCCAGATAGAGATGATGCATGGTATCAAAGAGAATTAGGAAACTTAGGATCTGAAGATGCATTTAATAGACAATATGGAAATGAATTCACAAGTTCATCTAGTTTACTATTAAGCCCAGGTACTATGAAGAATATTAGGTCTAATTCTAAGAAATTCGAATGGTATGATTTTGAAGAATTTGATAATGTTCATATAGATACTAAAGGTTATTTAGGATTTAATCCAGATTTTGAAGTTGAAAACGCAGGAGCTTCTGATAAGTATTATGTATTTTCAGTAGATATTGCAGAAGGAAACGGAGGAGACGATTCAGTAATTAATATTTTTGAAGTCGTGCCAATGAACAATTCTGAAATAGAAAATACAATTAACCCAGGTGCAATGTATGATTTTTTTAAATTAAATCAAGTTGGTATTTTTAGTAGTAACGAACATCCAATTGAAGAATTTGCAAAAATACTATATACACTAGCGCTAGACATATTTAATCAAGAAAATACAAAACTAATAATTGAATACAATACATATGGAAGTATATTAATACAGTATTTAAGTACAGTATTTCCGGGTCGTAATGATTTTGAAGATGAAATGTTATTAAGGTTTAAACACAGGCATGATTCTAAAACCCTAAAACCAGGTATTAGATTAAAGAGTGATAACAAATCAGTGTTTTGTCAAAATTTAAAAAAACAACTAGAAACAAACAGGATGCAAATTAACGATGTTGATACTGTGCATGAAGCAAGTTTGTTTGGGGTATTAAAGAATAGTAGTTACGGAGCTCAAATGGGTAAAGATGATAAAATCATGACATGTGTTACGGTGACTGAATTTTTTGGCACAACGGACTATGCAGATTACATCGAAGAACTATTAGATATTATACCAGAAGAAACTGTTAAACAAATGGAAAAAGTCTTATATAAAGAAAGTGATGTACAAGGAGATCTACAGTTCGATATTTACGATTTACTGTAATATTCACCAGATAATAAAGATATATAATAAAAGAAAAAAAAACAAAAATATAATACTATGGCACTAAGTCCTAATTTATTACAATTTAAATCAAGTGGTGTATACCGTTTAGAATTTGACAAGTCACAGACTGCAGATATTAACGTTGAAACACTTAGATTAGTAACAGGTCACTCAAGAAAAGGACCTTACAACACACCAGTTTTAATTTCAAGCATTGAAGATTTTACTAACGTATTCGGATCAATTGATAAAAAACTAGAAAAAAGAGGAATGTTCTTCCACCGATCAGCTCAAGAAGCTCTTTCAAGAGGACCAATCCTAGCTTTAAACTTAAACAAGTTTGATTCAACTGATACAGCTAGCTTTGCATCACCAGTAACTAACGGTTCTGTTCATTCAATTACATCAGCTGATGGAACTAAAGAATATTCAAAATTCTTTAATACTGACAAATTTGCGGTACCTTCTGACGATGCTGTTTTATCACAAGTTGATGTAGATTCAGATCATTTATTTCACTTTGTTAACATCAAACAAAATGCTATTACTGTTATTATCAGACAAGCACAAGATGTTAAAGAATTCCAAATCATTGCAAGAGAATGGTATGGTGAAGGTAATGTACCTGAATTCATGAACGATTTTGATTATGTATCAGATTATATGGTTGATGTATTCGTATTCAAAGGAGAATTTGATGCAGCTAAAATGCAAAACGATCCAGTATACGGAGAATACTTTAACGAAGATGGATTAAACAAAGAGTTATTAGGTCAGTTTTCTAACCTAAGACAAGTTAATTTAGAAGCACAATATACAGGATCTTTAATCCCAGGATTTAAAGATTTAGAAGGAAGAAGCTTATATGTTGAATCAATGATTAACAATGAAGCAAGAAAAACAGGTTTATTCTGTGCGATTAACGAAGATGCAGTATTAGAAGGAGATGTAGACTTAGTAGGTCACTCATATGATGCTGATCAAGATCATGAAGTATTATCACATGTTATAGGTCAGAATGTAGTAGAAAGCTCGGTAGTATTACCAGCAGATAAAACAACTACACTAGCATCAGAAGTACTAACATTCGATTATGATGCAACTTCAGATTTAGCAGTTGGTGATTTTTTACAAGCAGCAACTAGTGGAGAATATGTTGAAATCATATCTTCAGAATATGACGATACATTAACAACAACAACAGTAACATGTGACGGCGTTATTAACACAATGTATGGTGGTTTAACTGGAAATACTCCACAAATTTATATTGCACCAGTAGCAGCAGATCCAAATGCTCTTCCACCTGTAGTTGAAGTTTTAGAACAACTAGAAGTACTAGCAACAGAGTTTAACATATTTGCGGTTTCTCAATCAAGAGTAATTGCAGAAGAATTTACAGGAGCAATTTACTCAGCTGGAGGTTCTTTATTTACTTTAACATATGCATCTGCACCGGATTCTATCAGCATTTCAGCTGGAGATTATGTACAAGCAGACGCAGCTAATAGATTAGCTAAAATTAAAAGAATCGCTAAAAACGGAAATGTTTACGAAGTATACTGTGACGTTACAGTTGCAGCAGCATGGTCAGGAGAATATGTAAAATCTTTCGAAAATGCTTCAACACATTATAAGACATTCCCATTATCAGGAGCAAGCTTAAAAGAACAAACTATCAAATCAGCATTAGATGCTGTAAGAGGAGGAACAGGATTACATATCGGATTAATCGATAAAGATCTAATCGACTTCAGATATGTTGTTGATACTTTTACATCTTTTGATACACTTGATGGTTTACAAAATAAATCTCAATTATCAGAATTAGCAAGAGCAAGACAAAATGCATCAGCTATCTTAAACGCACCAACAATCGGAGACTTTAAGAAGTCAACTAACCCGTCGTTTACAAACAGTGATGGTGAATTTAAAGTAGAATTCATTGCACAAGGAGGAAATTTAGATAAAAATCCAACTAAAACATATTTCTTACCAGGAATAACAGAAGGAGCAAATTATGCATTCTACTACGGACCAGGTTTATTAATATCAGATAACGGAAAAGATTTAATCGTTCCACCAGCAGCTAATGTATCTAATAACTATTTAGATAAATACACAAGCGCTAAACCATGGTCAATCATTGCAGGTCCAAGAAGAGGAGTTGTAGGAGGATCAGGATTAAAAGGAGCAGAATACGCTTTTGATAAATCTGATAGAGATGTATTAGAGCCTTTCGGAATCAATCCAATTGTATTCCAAAGAGGAGTAGGTCTTACGATCTTAGGAAATAAAACGGCACAACAATCTGTTAAATCAGCGCTTTCTTCAGCTCACGTTAGAGAAGCTCTTATTTATATACAAGATGGTATCGCTGATATTCTTAAAGGATACGTATTTGAATTTAACAATACACAAACTAGATTAGAAATCAAAACTTTAGCAGATTCATTTATGGAATCAGTAAAAGCAGACGGTGGAGTTTATGAATTCAAAAATGTTATGGATCAATCAAACAATACTGATGACGTAATTGATAACAACTTCGGTATTATAGATACTTATGTTGAACCAGTTAAAGGATTAGAAATAGTTGTACATAGAACTACGGTTTTAAATACTGGTGAAATTTCAACAGGGAACTTTAGTTAATCAGATATATAAAAAAATAAAAACAATATAAAAATGGCTTTACCACATTATTCACAAGATCAAACTAGCAGAAGCGGTAGACAATTCGAACCAGTTCAAGCGAACTTATTTGAAGTAACAGTTTTACCTCCAGCAGGAGTAACGGATGCACCGTTAATGATTCAACATGTAAACTCTATTTCAGGTTTAGAATTGTACAAAGAAGTTGCTGCAGTTGAGCAAAAATACAAATTTTCAACTCGTTCATTCGCAGGAATGCCAGATGCAACGACATTGGATGTTGCTATCAATTTCTCATTAAACTTAAACGATGCTAACCAAGCATACCTTTACAAATCAATGAGACAATGGTATAATAACCAATACGATCCACAAACAGGAGCAATGGGTCTTAAAAAAGATTACGTAGGTACTATCGTTGTTGTACAGTTCAATAGAGCTGGAGACATTTATAGAACAGTAACTTTAGAAGACTGTTTCATTACGTCTGGATTACCTTTCACGACTGAATTAAGTTATGAAACTACTGAAGCTCAGGCTTTAGAGGTTACATGGAGATGTGATACTTTTAAGGAAGTTTTAGCTTAATAGAATATTTTATAATAGGGGATTCCTAGAGGTTTCCCCTATTTTTATGAAACAAAAACATAATATGTTGATATAATAATAACAAATGGATAAACTGACAAAAAAGTTACAAGTCCTTCTCTCTGAGTCGGAAGTAACATCAATTAACAGGATTATCCTAAATGAGGCAATTGAAAGCGGCGAGAGACCGGTATCAATATCAGCTTTTATTAGGGATATAATCCGAAAGGAAATTGAATTGAAAGCCGATTCAATACTAGAATGGAATAAAGATAATATTAAGAAACTTAAAAAGAAGTAATAAATGAGCGATCAACATCAAGACGACGTAAACTTAGACGATGCATACAAGAACATCGTAGAAAATCAGGAAAATCCTAAGCCTGTTGATTTAGGGTCAATAAACATGGACAAGTTTAAACAACCTGAGGCAAAAGAAGCCGATGTTGTTTTAGGTTACCATGCAATACCAATTAATTCTCTACCTTCATCGGGCATGTTTTACCCTGACGGAACTGAATTACATATTAGATCTGCAAAGGTTGCGGAGATAAGACATTTTTCAACAATGGATGAAAATAATATATTAGACGTTGATGAAAAATTAAACTCTATTTTAGAAGCATGTACTAGAGTTACTAATAACAAAAAAAGAATGTCATATAAAGATCTTCTAGAAGAAGATAGATTCTATTTGATTCTTTCAATTAGAGATTTAACATTCCCAGAACCAGAATCACAATTATCAATAGACCATCTTGATAAAAAAGGAGAAACTCACAAAGTTGAAATAGCTAAAGATAATTTTACATATTTTAAAGTTCCAGAAAATCTAGACAAATATTACGATAGAGCTGAAAGAACTTTCTTGATTGAAACAAAATCTTTTGGAACATTACAAATGGCTCCACCGACGATTGGTATCATGCAGAAAATGACAACATATATCAAAGATCGACAAGATAAAAACTTAAAAGTTGATCAATCAGTTTTACAAATCATGCCGTACATGGTTACTGAATGGAGAGGTTTTACAGAAAGTGAAATCTTTAAATTTGAAGTTGAAATGAATAGCTGGTCAAACAAAAAATATAGTTTAATTTATAAATTAGCAGAACAGATGAAGGTTGGTATTAAACCTGACATGAATGTTCAAATAGGGGATGATTGGGAGGACGTCCCTATCGGGTTTCGCGACGGAATCAAGTCTCTTTTCATTGTTCAAGATATCGCTGGAGAACTTCTTTAAGACGAAGTTTTATATTTATAAACACCTACATCTGCAACCAAGTGAATTGGAAGCAATGGAGTATTATGAATTCCACTATCTAGTTAAAGATCTCTTAGAGTTCTTACAGAAGGAGAATGACACAAACACAGATCAACAAGATCAAACAGGTAAGGCAATGTCAGGTATGAAAATGCCTAACATTAAAATGCCTAATATAAAGATGCCAAAGATGTAGATATATACTCTATATTTTAAAACATATAGTATATTAAGATTAATGAAGTTATTATTCGCACCGCTACAAAGGCTAGCAAATTTAATGGACGAACAGGTCGCAGAAACTAAACAGCTGCGATCAGTTCTTACCGTTTCTATACAAGACGCTAGTCAGGCTCAAATAGCAGAATTACAAAAGCAAACTACCCTTCTAGATGATATTAAAGGAATATTGAAGATGCAACTAGTTGCTTCTTCTAAAGGAAAAGGAGGAAAAGGAGGAAAAGGAGCCGCTGGAATGCAACTACCATCTTTTAAAGGTGCTAAGACAGTTGCACTTGCTATTGGTATGTTTGCAGGTGCCATATTAGCATCTACTATTTTCTTTGCTTTAATGCCAACATTATCAGTTAGAACACTTATAACTACAATTGCAGTTGCTGGACTAATGACCCTTGTTGTTCCAAAATTTATGGAATTAACAAAGCTGTATAGGTTTAAAATGAAAAATATTTTAAAAGCTGCAGCAATATTACCAATAATTTCAATGGCAATATTAGCATCTGCATTACCATTAATGTTAATGCCGGCAATAAGCCCTATGGCTTTACTATCTGCATTTTTTATAGGTGCAGCGTTAACCTTATTTGCACCTGCATTTATAAAATTAGTACACGGATTAAAGGGTACTAAATTAAAAGATCAAATAAATGTAGTTAAAGCTATGGCGATAATGGCAGGTGGTATTGTTGCAGTATCATTGATATTTGCACTCTTAGGAGGTGTGTCAGGCTGGTCTGCTCCGCCTTTATGGTGGACTATAACAGCAGGATTGGCTATGTTTTTATTTTCTTTAGCATTTGTACAAATATTAAAAACTATTAAGGGAAGATCAGTTAAAGAGATTGCATTCGCAGGTCTTGCAGTACCTGTAATGGCTGCCGCTATTGTTGGTGTTGCATATATATTTAAACTCTTTCCTAAGGAAGCAGTAGCTCCTGGATTAGGTTGGACAATTAAGGCCGGATTAGCTATATTTTTATTTTCTTTAGGGTTTGTACAGGTATTAAAGGCTATTAAAGGAAGATCACTTAAAGACATTGTATTCGCAAGTCTTGCGGTACCTATGATGGCAGCTGCTATTGTTGGTGTTGCATTTATATTTCAAGCACTTTCGTTTGTTGAAGGTTATGAAAAATTTGCACCGGATCCGATATGGTCACTTAAGTCAGGATTAGCTATGTTAGCATTTACTGTTCCTTATTTACTAATATCTATGGCCGCTAAGAGAATAGGGGTAAAAGGTCTTGTATTAGGGGCTCTTGCTATGATAGCAGTTGCTGGAGCTATTTTAGCATCTGCTTGGATATTCTCGGTTTTACCTGATACTTTCATAGCACCCCCAATGGATTGGGCAATCGGAGCTGCAATCGCAATTACTGCATTTGCAATTCCACTAGCAATTGTTGGTTTATTAGCAACAGTATTAACCCCGGTTGGTTTATTATTAGGAGCAGCTGGTATTATATTAATTGCAGGAACAATGTGGGTTGTTGCTTGGATTTTTAGTAAATTGCCAGATTTAAGTGCAATTTCTAAAAACATTACAGATGCGATAATGTACCCTGTTGATTCAATGATCACTGCATTAGGAAGATTTAAAAATGAAATTGGAATTGAAAACATGGTACCACTTGCTGGTGGTATTTTAGCTATTGCAGGTTCTTGGTTAGTTTTAACAGCAGCAATGGCCGGCCAAGGAATTGGAGGAGCTATTGGTGCAGTTGGTAATGCAATAGGACAGGGAATTAATAAATTAACTGAATGGTTCGGTGGAGAAAAATCAATGGGACCTAAGGATTTATTAGAACTATTAATAAGCAAGGCAGATAGTCTTAAGAAGATTGCAGGACCTATGAAGAACATAGGAATGGGATTTAAAGGAATAGGATTACATGCTGCTTCCGTTCAAATGGCATTAGGCGCTTTAATCCCGTTTACACAAGAAGATGAAGTTGAAGAATTAACAGACGCTGCAACTGCTATTAAGCAGATCGCAGCCGGATATAGCTCAATAGCTGCATCAACAAACTTAATGAATATTGATGCTCTTAAAGCATCTGCTAGTATGTTTAATGCAATTGCTAGAGTCGCAGAATCCGATGGAGAAGATTTAATAACAAAAATATCTGAAGACTTGATGGAAGCTGTTAAACAACTTTCAGAAACAGTTAAAAATCTAGAAGCAACTAATAGTCAAAATACTGAATCTATGGGAGATTCTATATCTAACACATTAACAGGATTTGTTGATAAGATTAGAGGTAAAAAAGACGAAGTTGGAGGATCTTCAGAACCAGGACTAGTAGATATGTCAGCTGTAATTTCAGCAATACAAGATCTTGAAGGTAGATTTGATAGACCTATTAAAACTAAAGAAATCTAAAATTTAGTTTTTGAAACTTTTTTAAAATATTGAATATAAATTTAAACATTTATTATTTTCAATATGATATTTAACTCAATCTTAATATTTTTAATATGTGTAAACTTTTACATAGATAATAAAAATAGAAAAATACACCAAGATAGGATAAAACTTTTAGAATCTAATCTTGATGTAATGTCTCGTGTTCTTTACGAAACATCAAATCAATTAAAAGATCAATCAATAAGCCCAATCACAGTTACGGAAGATGATTTTCAAATCGTTTCATCTAACTTGGAATCAGCACAGGATCGTTTAGCTGAATTAGATCTAATCATACAGAACATACAAATTAAAATTAATAAAGAAGCTCATGACTAAAGAAACGATAGTAGCAAGATTAATAGATCAAGGACATATCATTATAAAAACAGCTGACAGTCTTCTTAATAAGAAGGATGGATATGCACAAGATATTCAAGATCTTCACAGAGACGGCCAGATATCAACAGCTGAATCCATTACATTGTTAAAGGATGCAGATTTGTATATTCCTCGTGATTTCAGACAACCTGATATTGTAACCCTTCCACATATATCATATCCGTATAATCCAGGTCCGTCAGGAACACCCCCGAACGTATATTGTCAAACAACAACATTAGATAACATACAAAATTAATATGAGTAATTCATACGATAAATTTTTAGATCTAAAAGAAGATGGTGCATTTGAGTTTGACCCAACTAATATGGGAGACGTTTTAAACCTAGCATATTCAAAGGGTTTACGCCAACAGATCATGTTTGACGCAATGGATATTCTTAGGGGTAATCCAAAATTAACAGATAGTGAAGTTATCATACTAGCTGCTAAAAAATGGAATTTAATATGAAAACAAGAACCATATAATGTATACATATAAAGCAAAAGTAAATAGAATAATAGACGGAGATAGCGTTGTCCTAGATATTGATTTAGGATTTGACACTTGGATTAATAAACAATCAATCCGACTAGTTGGAGTTGACGCCCCAGAATCTAGAACCCGAGACCTTGTTGAAAAACAATTTGGTAATTTAGCAAAGGAAAGAGTTAAAGGTTTATTGAAAATAGGATCTGATGTAATTATTAGAACTTATAAAGATCAAGGAGGTAAGTTCGGGAGAATCTTAGGTGAGATCATTACAGATGAAGAAATTAATGTAAATGATTTGTTAATTGAAGAGAGATTAGCTGTGTATTACCAGGGACAATCTAAAGACGAGGTCAAACAACTACATTTAGCAAATAGAAAATATTTAATCAAAGAAGGTAAAATAATATTAGATGAAGATAAATAAGGATTTTAAAATAAAAGGTCTTTTAGAATTCCAACCAAACGTATATGGAGATGATAGAGGCCAGTTCATTGAAACTTTCAACGAGGACGTTCTAAGGTCACTCGGGTTTAACGTACACTTTAAACAGGATAATCAAAGTATCTCACAGCGCGGGGTCTTTAGAGGGATCCATTTACAATCAGAACCACATGGTCAAGGAAAATTAGTTCGAGTAGCAAAAGGATCTGTTATTGATTATGCAGTAGATTTAAGATTAGGTTCACCGACCTACGGAGAATGGGAATCTGTGAAATTAACAGCGGAACAAGGAAATCAATTCTGGATTCCAAATGGATTCGGACATGCATTCCTAGCGCTCGAGGATGACACCATTTTTTGTTATAAATGTACTGATGTTTATGCGCCAGATCACCAAGTTTCTATTATGTGGGACGATACTGATATTAAGTTAGATGTTAGTTCACAAATAGATATTCCACTTTTAATTTCAGACAAAGATCAAAAAGGTTTATATTTACCAGAATACACATATCAAATTAACGAACAATTACAATGATTAAAAGAGCACCAAGTAGAGGTTATTTCGGAGGAGTTTGCCAAGGATTAGCAGAAGAAACAGACACTAACCCATTAGCATGGAGGATAATATTCTTATTAGCACCATCAAGTCTTTGGGTATACATTGCATTATGGATCTTATTAAAAAAAGAAGATGAACAGTATAATTAAAATATTTGCAATCATATTAGTCGTTTTCTTTTATTGTCTAGTACTAGCAACGCCAGTCCAGTTTCTATGGAACTTTGCCCTAGTACATGCGGTGGATGGACTTAATGCTATTGGATTTTTTCAAGCACTTGGAATAAATCTATTGTTTATGATATTATTTAAGAATCCAAGTGAAATACAAACACCTAGTAAAGAAGATGAATAAGGTAACTGAAATATTTAAAGCCTGGAAAATCGCATACGATCCAGATGACAGACAAGCCGAGTTAGCATCAGCTAGAATTAAAATTTGTAATGGGTGTGAAAATAAAAGTCTTGTACCTATTGCACATTGTACTTTGTGTGGATGTGCACTTAAAGGAAAAATCCATACCCCTAGAAAAAATGGATGCCCGGCAGGTAAATGGAATGATGTAGATAATAAATTTCTAAAATAATTGCATAAAAGTTTTTTTATCCCAATAAAAAGGTTTATATTTACATATAACAAATAAGATAATTATGAAAACAGTAATTTTTGATTTAGACGGAACATTAGCTCTCATCGACGATAGACGTGCTCTGTCAACGAACGTAAATGGTAAGATGGATTGGGATACGTTCTTTGCACCTGAAAATATTCAATTAGATAAACCAAATTGGCCAGTTATTCACATGGCAAGACTTCTTAAGAAAGACGGCCATCGCGTTGTAATTTTTAGTGGAAGATCTAAAGCAACGAAAGAGGCAACGAAAGATT